ATGACTCCGCAGGAGGTTCGTGACGCGGTGCAGTTCATTCAGTCGCGTGAACGTCAAGCGGCGATGGGTGGCATGGAGCAGGCTCCGGCTACTTCGACGCTTGTGACGCAGGCTGTTGGTCGCGGCAGGCAGGAAGAAGTGCAGGTGGAAGGTTTCCGTACGTTGGCTGACCTTATCGAGCGCGCACTTGGAGGTTCGTGATGGCGTTACGCGATGACCTCAAAGCCGCGCAAGAAGCGTTGGCTGACCCGAATACGAAGACTTACGTTTATCAGGGTTTGACCTACTCGTTGACGCAACTGCGTGACGTTCTTATTCCACGTCTCGAAAAGCGAATAAGGGACGAGGAAGCCAAGACTTCCCGTGCGAAAAACAAAATCGACAGGGCGCGCAGCCTGCTGGCTGATGCAAACGCAACGCTGAGTCGTAACCGTAACGCGTTCGCCAAAGGCAACATTACTGAAGCAGAATTGACGAAGACGGAACAACTTGTCGCCAAGAGGCAAGCAGATTTGGATGCTCTGCTCCCGAAAACGGAACCGGCGGAAGAACCGGCGCCGACAACGGCGCGACCTGGCGTGCCTGCCGATGCTGCGGCGGAAGAAGCGATGCGCACCGAAGCGTTCGCTGGTCGCGTACCCACCACAACTCCACGTCGTGACGTAACTGGTGCTGCCGCTCCGAAGAAAGTTACCCGCGCAAACGTAACCGCAGAACTCACCAAGCGCGGACTGCCGGACACCCCAGAGAACAGGGGTATGGTTCGCGCAGAGTTGGAAGGCACGAAAGCGAAAGCATCGTGGGAAGAACTTGTCGCGGAACAAGCAGGCGAATACGCATACCTGCTGGACCCGAAATACGAGGGCGTACCGGAACTGTTGCGTAAAGCAGTCGAAAACAAGTGGTTCGAAAGCAGCGAAGGTCAAGCATTGTTCCTTCGCGAGTTCAAAAAGACGCCGTATGCGCAGAACACGACGAAGTTGCAGCAGGCGTTCGATGTCAAAACTCCAGCCGAGAAACAGTTGGCTGTCCAAAAACAGATTGACGCGATACGCGCAGAGTACGGCGAAATCCAATTCGACCAAGCAGCCCTCGAAGAAGTCGCAGGTGTCGCAGCCCGCAACGGCTCAACCGGCATCGACCTCGGACGTCTCGTCTATCGTGCCGCGTTCAAACGCGGAGCAGCAGCACCAACTTTCACCGCACCAACCGCAGCCAAGACTGCGCTGGGTGGTGCCGACGCGGACCGCATCCGAGCCATCTACCGTGCTTACGGGCAACGCCCAGATGACGACCAGATTGCCCGCATCTTGGCACAAGAAACCGACCCCGCGAGCGGTGTCGTAATGACCGAAGACATGCTACGGAATAATTTGCGTGACTTGGCGAAAGTGTCCTACAAACCGTTCGCTGACCTGTTGGACCGTGGCGTGTCGGTACAAACCATTTTCTCGCCGTATCAACAGATTGCTGCAAGCGTGTTGGAGCAAACACCTGACCAGGTGGCGTTGATTGACGACCGTGGCGTACCGACGAAGTTTGCTACCGCGTTGATGGGTAAGGAGCCGATGTCGTTGACTGAGTGGATTACTACTTTGAAGTCTGACAACAAGTATGGTTGGCAGTTCACGAATGAGGCGAAGCAGCAGGCTACTAATTTGGTGATGGATTTGGAGAAAGCGTTCGGGTACCGAGCATGAGTGACATGAGTTTCACGTTCCCTGACATTCCCGTTTCCGAGCAGGACATTGCAACGTTTACTGAAGGGTTCTTGCAGACGCAAGAAGGTCAACAACTTTCCGAGATTCTTCAGGCGCAAGGCCAAGAGCCGCTCACCGTCCCTGGCGGCGGTGGCGGCGGCGGTGGCGGCGGCGGTGGGGGCGGCGGCGGTGGGGGCGGTGCCGGCGACACAACAGGCGGAGATGAAGACACTGGTGGTTTCGAGGATGCTGCAACCGCTTTTGCCCAACAGCAAGCCGCACAACGCCAAGAAAACGCTTTCAGCATCGTCAACACCTTCCTCCAACGCGCAGGACTACAAGGCCTAGAAGCCCAAATCCGTTCCCTCCTCGCACAAGGAATCGAAGACTCCGACGCCATCCTGTTCAACCTGCGAGACACCGAACAATTCCGCACCCGCTTCAAAGCCAACACAGCCCGCGCATCCAAAGGACTCCCAGAACTAGACCCAGCCACCTACATCGGCTTGGAACAGCAATACCGTTCAGTTCTCGTAGCCAACCGTCTACCAACAGAGTTCTACGACTCCCCCGACGACTTCCAAAAACTCATCGAAGGTGACGTCTCCCCCTCAGAGTTCCAATCCCGCATCAACGAAGGATTCGCAAGAGTTCGAGACGCAGACCCCGAAGTCCTCAACACGCTCCGCCGCTTCTACCCAGAAGTCGGCAACGACGAATCAGCCCTCGCCGCCTACTTCATCGACCCAGTACGAGCCAACACAGTCCTCCAACGCCAAGTCGAAGCAGCCCGCATCGGTGCCCGCGGCAGAGAACAAGCAGGATTCCAGTTCGGTGCCGCAACCGCCGAAGATTTGGTGCGTCGCGGCTACACCGCAGAACAGGCACAGGCGGCGTTCCAGCGGGCAGGACAGTTGGCTGGTCTATATCAAGAGATGGGTGGGGAAGAAATGCTCACCGAACAACAAAAAGTTGGTGCCGCGTTCGGATTCGATGTTCAAGCACAACAGGCATTGGAACGTCGCCGCGCCCAACGTGTCGCAGAGTTCGCTGGCGGTGGGGCGTTTGCCCGCACCACAGGCGCCACATCAGGCACCGTCGAAACAGGAGTCGGTCTAGCCCAGTAGGGTACTTGACATCAGTAGCCGGTGTGCTACTCTGAGTGATGTCATAACGACAACAGCCACCAGGAACCTCCAACCTGGTGTGGGTAAAGGAGTGAGCCAATGTCAAACATCAACGAGTTCGAAGACGACACTGTTGACGAGGCACCGAAAGACCCCGTGCGAGCACGGATGCGTCTACTGGAAAAGGAAGCCGCTGAACTGAAGAAACAGTTAGCGGAAGCCGAAGCAGTCAAACGCGAAATCGCTTTCATCAAAGCCGGAGTCCCAATGGACAATCCGGTCGCAAAGTATTTCGTGAAAGGCTACGACGGCGAAGTCACTCCAGAAGCCATCCGACAAGCAGCGGAGGAAGCGAATCTCATCGCTAAGGCAGCGGACAATGCGCAAGCAAAGTCTGAGGCTGACGCTTGGAACCGTATTACGAAAGCCCAGCGTGCAGGTGAGACAAGCGAACCGATGGTCGATTGGAACACCAAGTTGAACCAGGCTCGTAACGAGCAAGAGGTGATGCAGATTTTGGCCCAAGCAAGACAAGAAGCAGAAAACATCTAGCCCGCACAGGTCAGACCTGTCGGGAAAGGACAGGACATGACCAAGACACAGACGAGCGACCTGCTCACAGACCAGGTTGCTTTTGACAGGATTGCGTACTTCGCACTCCGCAGCGAACTGTTGTTCGACGCGGTGGCAGACGTGATGCCAGTCGCACAAGCAATGCCAGGTTCAAGCGTGAAGTTCACAATCTTCAACGACTTGACCGAGAAGACCTCCACTCTGACCGAGGACACCGACGTCACCCCAGTGGTGATGGGCGACTCCCAGGTTGAAGTGACTCTGGCCGAGTACGGCAACGCCGTGAACACGACCGCCAAGTTGCGTGGAACTTCGTTCCTCGACGTGGATGCGGCAGCCGCCAACCTCGTTGGTTACAACGCCGGTATCAGCATCGACGGAGTTATCCGCGAAGTGCTGTCGGCTGGTACCCACGTGGTGTACGGTTCGGGTGGCGCAGACCTCCCGACGTCGCGTGCAACCGTCGGCTCGGACGACAAAATCAAGGCGAACGACGTCCGCAAGGTTGTCGCCGCTCTCCGTAAGGCGAACGCTGTTTCGTTCAACGGAATGTACATGGGTTACATTCACCCCGACGTGTCATACGACCTCCGTTCGGAGACTGGTGTGGCTTCGTGGCGTGACCCGCACGTGTACAGCGACCCAGCCAACATCTACAACGGCGAAATCGGAGCCTTCGAAGGTGTGCGTTTCATTGAGACGCCGCGTGCGAAGATTTTCGAGAACGCTTCGGATGGCTCTGGCTCATCGACGGGTTCGTCGGCAACGGTGGACGTGTACTGCACGCACATCGCAGGCCGTCAGGCTCTCGCGAAGGCGCACAGCATCGTTGATGGCAACGGTCCGTTCCCGCGTGTTGTGCGCGGTCCGGTCGTTGACGTCCTCCAGCGTTTCCAGCCGGTCGGCTGGTACTGGCTGGGTGGCTACGCACGATTCCGTGAGGCTTCGCTGCGTCGCATCGAGTCGGCGTCGAGCATCGGCGCTAACTGAACTAGTTAGTTCAGTCAACTGAACGTGGGGGTGGGTGGACGTTCCCCTGGTCCGCCTGCCCCCGCTTCTGTTTTTCTGCTATCATCTGAGGCGAGGTAACTGATGTCTGGTATTTCTAACTACGCTGAGAACAAACTTCTCGACACGCTCCGCGCCCAATCTTTTTCCGTAAGCAACGTCTACGTCAAGTTGCACACTGGTGACCCTGGTGAGGATGGCACGTCTAATGCGGCAACTGAGACGACTCGTGAAGAAGTTACCTTCTCTGCTGCGTCGAGTGGTTCGATGGCTTCGTCTGCGACGGTTGAGTGGACGAACGTGTCCACGACTGAGACGTACACGCATTTCTCGTTGTGGGATAACGCTTCGGCTGGTAACTGTTTGTGGAAGGGTGCGTTGTCGTCTTCTGCTGCTGTGACTGCCGGCGACACTTTCCAAATCACGTCGCTTACGTTGACGCTGGATTGAGGTGAGGTAGCCGGATGGCTACTGAGACGCTCGATTTCAGTTTCGGGTATCGCAATACCCCTGGTTTCTTTGTTGGGTTGACCGTTGTTCAAACCACTGCGACAGCAGCGGGAGCAGGTGCAGCAACGGCGTCAGGTCTACGGACAGTTCTACGGACTGCCACAGAGTCAGGGTCAGGTTCATCATCAACTATTAGTGTGCGCATTGTTGCGCGTACGGCACTCGCCGCCGGTACCGGTACAAGCACTGTTGTTGGTGCGCGACTTGTTGACCGTTCGGCTACTGCGAGTGGTCAAGGGACTACGGATGGTGGTGCTGTCGGGTTGCACATTGCGCCTCGTACGGCGACGGCTTCTGGTGCG